GTTACCTTCAATGATATTCATTGCACCATCTAAGGTATTAACAGCAATGTCAGCACCACGAGGAACGAATAAGTTCTGAACACCAAATGCGTTTTGGTTAGTCATGATGGTGCTATATAAAGAATTGATACCCTCTTGAATAGGAAAAATATCAAACATTGGAGTATAGCCGTATGGAGTTCCCATGATTTCACGAGGAGTAATACGGAATACAGGAAGAACGCGATAGGGCATCTTTGTATCTAACAAAACAATATTAGAATCAACGAAAAGCATGTATCTACCATCAGGCATAGCTTCTGTACGCTTGTGATAGAACTCATACACAGGAATATCATCTGTATCGTCGTTGCTAAACACAGCTAACCGATAAACTGCGCTTTGATTTTTTGGTTTAGCACCAAGTAGTTTCTCTCTTAGCTCAGGATATTTGGCAATTAGATTGTAACGGTTTTGGAATGAACGTGTTAGAATCCATTCGTTGTTCCAAGTCTCTTTTGTGCCGTCTACAACAACATCAAATGGTGAAAGATTGGTGAATTCTAGCTCACCTTCATACACCATTTCACCAGTTTCAGGATCTGCGTCATAAGCATCACCTGAGGTTGCGTTCCAATCTAGTTTAACATACCCAGACCCTAGAACAATTGCCATCTCAGCTGCTTTTTTAAGGCAATCTTCAAGATGTTTTTCACGCATGTAATAGTCTAAGACACCGTTAGCTACATAAGTTTGTGCTAATGACTTATAATCAGTGTTTACAGCTCGCGCTTCCATTATAGGACGGTTGGCTGTGATCATTGTAAAGATGTGTTGGGCAATGTTTGCAAAGTGGTTAACTGGCAACATGGTAAGTTCACCTTGTTCACCAGAAAATTCAACCCTGTGACCGTATCCAAGGTCATTAGAATAAGCCCCGTGATAAGCCCGCCACATCCTTGACATTTTTTCTAAGTAGGCGTTAGCTCTTAATAGGTTAAAAAAACTATCACCTTTAGCTAAAAGGATACCAGCACAGTCCTCTGCCTTTTTTTGGGCAAAGTACACTTCATCTTGTTGTTTTTGGTCGATCTGTGTATTAGGTGTATCCATTTATTTACCCATTTATACCCAATTAAGTTTCTATACCTATATAGTTGTTATTTTCTTTTAATGTTAAATATCGCCCTATAAGCATCGTTAGACGACTGTCCATAAAAATTAGAAGCATTGTTCACATATAAGTCTTTTAAATCGTAATTATAATGTGCTGGATATGGATTTTTGCTATAACTAATTGATCTTACAAGATATTTTGCAGCGTCTACAGCGTCATAGTGACCATTATCAGGTGAACGAGCAAATGTTGTTTTAGTTTCTACGTTCTTCCACTTACAGTTTCTTAGGTGACGGATAAAAGTTTTACACTTTGGGTTTATTATAATCTTCTTACTAGCAAGCATAACCCTAAGATTATTTAAAGCAGACTCATTATCGTCTTTTTTTGCAGCAACGAATGTTAATTTATTATTTGATATGCGAGCAATCTCTTGTGTAACAATATAATTAATGTCACTAACACGCATTAATGGTGTTTTAACTTCATTACTCATTGGATTTGTCCAAAGAGTTTCTTCTTTTTTAAGAATTTTATCAGTTAAATCAGGTAGTTGGAGTTCTTTTCCACTTAAAATAATTTCATCTTCAAAAATTACTTTGTCGGCTTTAAAATCATAATATGCAAATAGAACAGCAGTAAGATCTTTATACCCTAGATCCATTGCAACATAAGTGTCATAGAATGGAGGCTTAGGCCATTCCTTAACAATTTCATTTTCTAACTCGGTATTGAATTCAGGAAATAAAACATTCTCTTCTTCACGAATAACTTCACAAAGATACTCGCGACGAAACTGTGGAGAATTAACCCCACCCATTTCTTTAATTGCACGATCAATTTGTTCTTGTGCAAGCATTGGGTTATCAAAAATAGTTTTTTTAGTGAGAGTTGAATTTAATTCAGCTTGTTCGATGAACTCATAAAAGTCATGATCTGGGTTGGTTGGTGGTGTAGAAGCTAGAATAATTTTACCACCAGTATGCATTAGGGTAGGTAATAAAATAGATTTAACGATGTGTTTTAAATTATCACAGAAGCCAGCCTCATCTACAAGAACAAGATCAGACTTTTGACCCCGTAGACGTTCGTAATGTTTGTTATCGCTACCAGCTAACTGAATAGAACTTCCATTAGCAAAGTGGTATGTAAACTTACTTTCAATATATGTTGGCTTTAAATGCTCAGGGCAGTCTTCTAAAAGCATTTTAAAGATAGGGTCAAAGATGTTTTTAGCGTGAAGCTTAGTGTCAGTTAGAAGCTTTACAATGGAGTTTGATTTACGAAGACATTGCTCTAAAGCAATAAGAGCAAGAGCTACAGATTTACCGCTCTGACGAGCTAGTAGCCACACAAGGGTAGCATTATCATCTGCATCATTAAAGATTTTACGCATGTCCTTTTGAACAGCGTGACATTTCCAAGACAATTCACCACGAGCCCAAAGCTCTGCAACAGCATCCTTTTTACTTATTTTATTTTTAGGAGAGGATGCCTGTGTCATTGTCTAACATTTTTAACAAATCATCACTATTCATTTTTTGTGTTTGAATTGCGATTGAAGAGTTTGAACCTTTATTTGCAAGAATTTTTGTAAAGATTTCAACACGTTTTGCTTCTTCTAGAGTTAGTTCTCGGCCCATTGAAATCTCTTTCATCCGAGCCAACTGAACTTTAGCAATCATCTCTTCATCGGATGATGCCTCTACCTGATAAGATACAAAGTTCTTTTTTTCTTCGTTAAGAAGTGGTGTTGATTTTTCTAAAAGATCTTTTAATTCAACATTTTCTTCTTCTAATACTTTAACTCGTCTGGATAAAGATAGAATAGTTTTATACTGTGCCTCTGCGTACTTTTGCAGAGAGCCCATATCTTTAAACTGCTCTAACATTTTATCAATCTGGTCCATTAGAATTTAACAGCGGATCTAACCTGCTGCCCTAGCTTCATAGTTGAAACATGAGAACGTAGTTCTTCGGCTTCTTTTTTAGATTCAATGGATTGTTCTTCTAGTGCCTTTAAACGGCTTGTCAAAGAATTAAGAATTTTATCTTCTTCTCTATTAATCATATATCCAGCAAATCCAGTTAAAATAGCAAATACAGGAGCGTCTTGCAAAGAAGCACCCGACATTAGCATTTTTACACTAAAAGCAACAAAAAGACCCAAAGGGATATACTTAATATACTCTTTCATACTACTTCCTTCGTGAATTTAAAAAGTGTTGGTTTCGTAAGCCACTGATTTTATTTGCCTTAATGCGGCGGTTGGCATTGAAGTTACCACTTTTCTATATACAGTTGTTAATTAACAACTTTATATATATGAGTGATTCTATTAAAATTGAAGATAATTACTACATTTGGGACAAAGGTCAAGTTCTTTGGATCAACAATTGGTTTAAAACTAAAGAGTTTGAATGTCAATGTAAAAATACTGATTGTGTTAAACAAAAGATTTCACTAGAGCTAGTAAAAAGACTCACTGTAATTCGTGAATATACAAAAAGCCCAATGCGTATTACTTCAGGGTTCCGTTGCACTAAGCATCAAGAAGAAATCCGTAAAAGTGGCGTTTCTACAGTTGTAGCTAAAAAGAGTACACATGAATTAGGAAACGCTGCTGATATTTCTGTTTCCAGTCTTACTGTACCCAATCTAATCCCTATTGCTGAAAAGCAATTTAAATCAATTGGTATTGCTAATAACTTTATTCACGTTGATCTTAGGGATGATGTTGTTCGTCGTTGGAAGTATTAATCCACCCTAAAGCCTTTGCAATTACAGGTAATTCTTTACAAAAGATAACCTTAGCTTGCTCCGCAATATCCCGATGTTCTTTCTGGGTACTTGCATCTGATCTGACTTGGATATAATGAATCCAATCCCTAACAGTTCCATGCATATACATACGAGTCTTAGTGCTTAAAGGTAACAACATACGCGCTTGTTCTTTAGCAATACCACGCTTCAATGCTTGTTTATAAGCAATCATAGCATTGTCTTTTATATCCTGCTGGACATTCTGAAACCAAATCCGATCATCATCACTCATGTCATTTGTGCTGTTCTGACGGTTTTTTAGATCCTGCCTACGTGCCTCATAGATATTAACATCTACAGCTTCTGCGTATCTTTGGCTAAATTCTTGGAAATGGAATGATCTGTGACGAAGCACTTGTTGAGCAATAGCCCGAGATGTTTCTATTTCTAAACACATTCCAGCCATTTCAAATACAGACCAATGTCCATGTTTAATACAATACGCTAGTAGTTTAGAATACTCTGGACTATCTTGGTGCGGGCTGCTAACCCTTGCACAATAAGCAACAGTTGATTCAGCATTTGGTGTAATATGTACAAGGGAAACTTTTTCAGACATTATTATTCTCCATTACAAAACTTAACCATATTATCTTTAACCTGCTCATACAAAACATCTTTAGGTAATTCTATCAAATATGGATTCATGTAATTATCTTCTGAGTCTATATGATTCTTATCTAAAATACAATGTGTTAATTCATGGAACACTAATTGCTTTCTTGTTTCTAGATTAGAAATAGCCCAATAATTTTCATCAATCAACACTTCTTTACGATGTATATAAACTGTACACAAACCAATATTATCATCTGTTAATTTACTAAACTTAATGGAAAATTGATTTGGTTTTTGTATTTTATTACAACGTTCTTTACCTAAATCCATAAACTCTTTGTAATACGAGTTAAGCTCTTTATCAATATTATTGGTTGGTAAAGTAAAAAATAATATAACAGAAGAAATCCATATAGCTAAAAACGACATATTAACTTGTCTCATGTGATTTTCTTCTTGCTCTTAGTTTAACCATATTTTCATGAGAACGTCCTACATTACAAGATCCACATATAGAACCGTTCCAAAGCTTACCTGTTTCGTCTACATGCTTCTTATTCTTCCCATCGGGGTATGTACCCGATTGAATCCTATCTTTTAATATATTACATTGCTTACATAATCTTTTATTTTTTTCCATAATTCTTACCTGTTTTAGTGGGTATATTCATTGTATTAGAAACAATAAATTCATACATTTTTAAGTTGTCTGTATTAATTACAGCAGTAAATATCATCTCGTTATTTTCATCTTCTAAGTACATCCAGTCCCAAAATCTCATATCTTTATTTGTACTATGTATTTTATTAAAACGTTTGTTCTTGTTTCTAGATTTATCTGTTTGTCTAATTTTTTTATTAAGTTTATTCATTCTGATCCAGCCTCATAATTACATTTACAACAAGTTAACTTATCTGTAACAGGATGTCTTGACCAATCATGAATCTCATCAATTTCATGACATTTAGGTTTAGGTAATTGGCTATTATAACGTTTTGCATCTTGGTGCATGCCAAAAAACATAAATCCGAATATCATCATTAGCATAAAAATCAGCAATTCCATAATAATCTCCAATACTTACGTAAATTTAACAACTATAATTAAAGTTGCACGTATGTGAACCTGATGAACATTACGTATCAACTACGACGAGCTTCAAACAGCGAGTCGCCGACGTTACCAATTGACGTACCGACAACTTCAATTAATTGCCACGGATTAGTGTATTCACCACTTCTATCCTTTAAATCCCAAACAAAACTTCCTACCAAGCCAATAGAAAGACAAAAATCCTTTTTTGGCTTTCGTAAATTTCTTACTATATATCCATACATAACACCATCCATACCCATACATCTACACCTCTACACATTACCTAATGTCTTTTGTATCTTTATAAAACAATTTGATTACATTACTTCGTAATGTTGGTACATTATCTTATTTCCTTTGTTTCTTTATAGAATAATGTCGTTAAATTGTTATCGGAGTATATTACTTTAGATACTGTGTTGTTAGGATAGTTGGTGGATATGAATGATTCAGCTAGGTCTAACTTATCGAATATACCTACTACGATTTTGTCGTTACGTTTATTAACGAGTTGTACTTGTATGAGATAGTCTGTAGTGATGACTGTACGTATCTTGTAAGCCACTACAAGCTTATTGGTGTAAGAGGTATATCCTTTAGCTATAAACGCTTGAGTAAGCTCTTGAGCACGAATCTTACGGTTTTTTGGACTCATAGCTTCTTCTGTATCTTGTACAAGCATAACGAAATTAAGATTGGGTAAATCTCGGATTAACTTCCTACAAGAATGACTCTTATCCTGAATCTGGGATATGTTTCTAGATACAGCTGCTAGTATATTATTACTATGAGAGATAAAGAATCGTTTATCTTTCTCATTAAAGAACCCCCATACTCCGGGTTTAGAATAATCGAGTAAATCTTTTAGTTTCATAAAATTAACATAATATAATCGAGTTAAGTGATTATTTGTATCCTAACGATATCAAATAGATACGAAAGATTCATTTTCCCACTTTTGAGATAATATAACTCATCATTCATAAGATAGAGTTTCTATAATAGTTGTTAATGTTTCTAGAATAATATATGTAAATTCGTGGATGAGGCTACGCAGTCGCACTCGAACCCCGAAGTACCCTACCCCCCCCCTCAATCAATATCGTTGTGGCACCGAACTTGCAGGGCATAGTTCTTGCTATTGCAAATCGTGCCAATCGGGTTGGCATAGATCCTGCATCCCCCTGCAATTATCGTGCCTGGCATGGGGCTTGCATGTGGCACCGAAGTTGCATTGGCAGGGTCATGATATATAATAGTATCGCGGGCGCGGGTATATATACAGGGTCAACTCGTTCAGTTGAAGTCGTCGAACTTTTGGTCAATGTCAAGTTCTTAGACGGTATTTTGGGGGTCACTGATTTAGTTGATCGTAATGAATTCAATGGGTTAAGACAATTTGAGGGGTTGGCATGGGGTTAGCATTGATGTATGGCATGACGGCGAGGTCGTCGGATAATTTAAAACATAAAAGGGGATATATCATGATCTCACATAAACACGCTATTCAAGCCATGAAAGACGCAGGTATCAAGGCAGTCAGTCTACTCGACGACGACGTGTCTATCGGAACGTGTGATCTTATTGGCGATAATTTAAAAACGGAAGTCTTTTCGTGTGAGGTTCTTCTCGAGGACGACACGACTACCGAGATGGACATCGCCGCATATGTTTACGAATTGATATCATAACTCTCTCTTGTCTCTCTCTCCCGAAATACCCCACGGACGGGGTATCGTCAGCGGATGGTTCCCGCTGGCCTGACGATGGGAAACCCGTTGCATGAATTGGTCTCCATGCAATCGTAAGTGAAGACAAGCGGTCACGTGGCACTATGCCTGACGATTGCGCCGATAGGGTACCACGCTAGAACCTTAAATGGTTATGCTTAGACGCCCTAACGCCCCCGATAAGACGGTTACTGGTCCGGGGAATAGCCGATAACAAACGGTAGAAAGTCCGTTGCATCGGAGTAGGCTCGAAACAATTCCAGGAATGGAATTGTCGCAAGGATTGACCTTGCCTGATGATGAGCCAAAACAAATGGAGTTAATATATGCCTCTTTTAATTTTATCCGGTCTCTCTTTTATCTTCGTTAATGGTCTAAACTATGCCACCGGCTCTCTGTTTTTGTTTTGTTTTGTCACCGAAATTATTCTTGCAAAATAATATAAAACCGATAATATATTTTTAGGAGTTAATATATGACACAAAATACCTTGAAAATTAATGTTTCGCCGATCGATGCCGACGAACTTTTCCAAGAATTACTGAATGAGACACACGACCCCCTAAAAATTGGATCGCTCGAATATCTTGCCGGTGACGCACTGCGAAAACTTGATCCGATCGCTTTTCAATGCGAGGTATCCAATTATATTGACTCACTCTTGAGTGACGGTGAATTGACGGAAATTGACGGCGAATATTACTGGACTTCGGACATTTAATAATATAACGTTATATTAAGAGGCATATCATGAAACACAAAAAAATGTTAACTATAGGCGGCAACCCTAAAACGATCAAGTCCGATCTCTCAAGTGAATATCTCACGGCAATTTTGCATCTTGCTCCGTACACTCTGAGCGGCGTTAATGTCTGCCCTAAAGCGTCCAAAGGATGCGCCGCTTCTTGCCTGAATTCAGCCGGACGTGGACGGTTTGCGTCAATTCAAAATGCAAGACTTGAAAAGACTCGACATTTTATTGAAAATCGTTCTCAATTCATCATCGATTTAATTCACGATATTAAAGCCTTTGTGCGCAAGTGTGAAAGACTCGGAAAAAAACCCGCAGTCAGGCTTAACGGTACGTCCGACTTACCATGGGAACGAATGGGGATCATGGAGCAATTCCCAGACGTTCAATTTTATGACTACACTGCAATTGCGCTAAGATTTGACGCTACTTGGAAAAAACCATCCAACTATCACTTGACTTTTAGCATGAAGGAAGACAATGACGCGGACGCGGTTAAGGTATTAAATAATGGTGGGAATATCGCCGTCGTATTCCGTTCTAAAATTCCTGACACTTTCATGGGAAAACCCGTCATTGACGGGACATTGACAGACCTTCGATTTAAGGACGCGAGCGGCGTCGTGGTGGGACTACTCGCCAAGGGTAAGGCTAAGATCGACTCAACGGGATTTGTTCGCGATATCGCATAATAGAAAGGGATAAGACAATGACCATTGAACGAGACATATGGTGGAAAAGTGAGCCGGTTTACTTAGTGGCGCATGTCACAGAAGACGAATGTGAGGCACGAATTTACAGTGTAGAAAGTGGCGATAGACTGCACCTTAATTCAACCGATCAAGTTGAATTAGAAGAACGGGCCATAATGATTTATCAGGATAAGAAAAACGAAGGGTGATAACATGGCAAAAATCTATTGTTTTAAAACTAAAAAATTAATAGCAGACCTCGACAAAAAAACTCAATATAACCAAAGTGGAAAAGTTCTAAAGAAAGATGGTGAAAAATGTGTGAAGTAAACTGTTTTTGTTTAGTGTGTGAATTAGAAAACGCCGATCGTCGTGGGATTATTACCCTAGAGAATTCAGACCGTGACGAATTAACTAGAGAAGATCTTAGAGATTTAGACTTATTCGACGAATTTGTAAAGGCTGGATTGGGGAGTTAATATATGAAAAAATTAGTGGCGATCGTATCGGTGGTAACGGTAAATGGGGATATACTTTGGCATACCAGAAAAGGATTAAGTGACGATAAAACAAGGGCAACTATATTCAAAACAGTTGAGCATGCTTTAAAATTATGCAGAAAAAAATACAGCCCAATACTAGGAATTGAATTAAAAAATTGGAAAGCGAGCGAATTATGAGCGTCGACATGATTTTTTTTCTTAATCTTTTCATGAGCTTAACTTCTATCGTTATATCAACTTATATTCTTTTGGGTAAATAACATGATCATGGACATAATAAAAGAAATTGAATTGGCTGTCATTCTTAAGTGTGAATGGATTGAATTTAATATAACGACAGGGAGATTTAGATAATGAAAAATGCAATCTTGTTTTTGTCTTTGATTATTTTAACTGCATGTGGGCTTGATTTTCAAGGCCCGTCTGGTCCTAAAGGTGAGCAAGGTACTCAAGGTGAACAAGGCGAGCAGGGTATTCAAGGTGAGCAAGGCGAACCTGCTCCTGTACCGGATACACTAGAAGGATATTATAGGTTGCCGAATGGTGGATATTTAGATATCGTCGAAGATTACCAAGGTCAAGTTCTCGTAAGGTCTTTGCGTTTGATATTGGAAAATGAAGATTCAACCACTGGGATTATTCCAATCACTTTGAATAGTTATGTTCAACCTATTGATGGTGCTTTATATTTGAGTGCAAGTGTGACATATGTTGCTGCTACTCATAACATTAAACTACCTGATAATACATTGTTGGTGGGCGCTTATAACACACAACTAATTATCTCAAAGGTAGATGATAAGCTGAAACTTAGGGTAATTATTTCAAATAGTTACTCTGTTTTAATTGACCAAGAAGTGATAGAAGAATAGGAAAAATAATATGACAAAAGCAAATATGGTGTGGAGATTAATCAGTAAAACAAAGGGAAGATTTTTTTCAGTAGTGTTTGAAAAAAAAGACGGCACACTTCGAAAGATGGTGTGTAGAACCGGAGTCAAAAAACACTTGAAAGGTGGGACTCTAAAGCATAATCCCGCAGAACTTGGTCACTGTATTGTGTGGGACGTACAGAGAAAAGCATATCGAACTATCAACATGAATACAGTAAAGGATATCAGTCTATGAATAAGACACCTGAAAAAAACTTGGTCGATTCAATTATCCGGTACGAAAGCGGCGAATTACAAGACGAAGAAATCATTGAATTTTTTCAAGACTTAATCGACTCGGGAACGGCATGGCAACTGCAAGGTACATATGGAAGAACGGCGAAAACTTTAATCGACTTGGGATACTGTACAAAATAAAAAAAACTTGTTGTAACGAATAAAAAAATAATATAGAAACAAAATAAGGAGTAAGAAAATGGAAAACCAAAAGATTGTTAATGTAGCAGATCAAGCCCATCCTAAAATGTCCCCCCGGTATAAGACCGTCCAAACTAATCTTATTGCGCAGAAGTTCAAAGATCTTGGATTCATTGTAGATGGTGTGCATCATCGACGTTCTCGCACTGTGCAAGCTGGATATGGGCGGCATATGGTAAAGCTATCACATCCTGAACTACTCAAGTCAACCGATCATAATGATGTGAAGATGCAACTAATCGTCACGAATTCTTTCGATGGTTCTTCTGCATTTAAAATCCAGCTCGGGTTCTTTCGATTTGTGTGTGCCAATGGTATGATTGTCGGTGAAACTCTTGAAAGCTATAAGCACAAACACACTGGAATGATTCTCGAAGAACTAGACGAGTCAATTGAACGGATTGCCGCACAAGTTAAGAATCTTTCGGGGCTTCTCTCCAAGATGAAGGAAAAAAATCTTTCCACTGCACAGATAATCTCATTCGAGCATGAGGCCATGAAACTTCGGAGTGATAAAATTCAGGCAGTCGAGTGGACTGCTCGGCGTGAGGAAGATAAGCCTTTGGATTTGTTCACTGTTTATAACCGAATTCAAGAGGATCTCGTGCGGGGCGGAACTGCTGCTACTAGTTCAAGTGGTCGGGTCCGTGTTCTCCGTGAGATCAAAGGAGTAGACAAGCTCCGTGAATTGAACGAGAAATTGTTTGACCTTGCCGTGAAATATGTAGAAGCGGCATAATATAATGAAAGTTTAGTCTTGCCATGGTAGGCGAGTCAGCCCAAGGAGGGGCTTTTTTTTAGGAGTCAATATGAAAAAGCAGGACGTTTGTGTGATTGACGACATTTTAAAAACGCTAGAAATACCAGACGATAACGTGATGCTGGAAACATTGTTAGAATTGGTTGAAATTAAGGAGGCCGCATGAAACATCTTTCTCAACACTTGATTATTGTTAGCACTTCGCTTTCGAATCTTACAGAAGACGAGAACAAAAAACGACACGATGAACTCACTCTATACCTTAACCTAATGAGTATTCCACACGAAGAACTAACGGGTAAATTTGGTGGAGTTAATGAATTGTGTGTCATGATGGATGGACAACATTCAAGAGTCGCGGAAATTGTGCTTAGAGATTATGATCAGGAATCATATCTTGAGCATCATAACGATCGAACGTGTGAACTTGTATTTACCAATGGACACCGGAAGAAAATCGGTGTAATGCACGAAGTAACAGAAGTCGAAGCATTAAAAAAGTCAGCTTGGACAAAGACAAAAGACGGTAGATATTTTGTATCGGAGTAATTATGACAAAGACAACATGTGTACATGGTGTAAATTTAGACTGGGAATGTGATCTTTGTTGGGATCTTGTTGAAGAAGAAGTAAAGGCAAAAGAAAAGGAGTCTGAATGAAACAGGAAATCATTATTGGATATAAGAACGGCGAACCAATCACAGAAGAGGGTGTATTAATTAAAACAGCAGACCCAAGAATCACAGGCAAGATATTCGAAGTAGATGGTAAGTATCTCGTGCGTGGAATGCCGGATTCTCCGCCGAAATGGTTCAATAAACTAAGTGAAGCTATTCAATACTGTCAACCTAAAATGGGAGTGTGGTAAAAATGGCATATGTTCAAACGACCTTAACAGATTTAGATAATGGCCAAATAGAAGTTGTTGATGGAACAATGAGTGGTTCTGATATTGATTCAACTCTGTATATTCTTAGTAGGAATTATAAAAAATTGTACACAGTAGAAAGTGACAGTGAACTTATTATTGCTTACTCCACAGATAAAGTTAAAGTAGAATTAAAAATATCTAATGAGGATATGTGATGCTTTGGCTTGGATTATTCTTGTATTATGGAGTGATGCCGTACCTGATAGCTAGATTAGTGGCGCATTTTTACAGTAAATCGTATAATTTGAGGAATAAATAATTGTCTTTTCTAATTACAGGATTATCTCTAATATTGTTTTTTATGTTTAATAAAACAATGAGAGGGCTCTTATATGGTTTGGTTTATGTTGCTCTCGCTGTTGGTTCTTCTTCTTTTGTTTGGCTTATGATCACTTTAATTTTTTGTGGGAGGTAATATATGATGACCGAATACGACATCTTTCTAAGCGGGCATGGGCATTACAAGGTGAATGCTTCTATTTATAAAGTACCCAAAAGTAATCAATTAGAATGTGAAGTTGAACTTATAGAGGTTAAGAAGTTCGATGATATGTTGGAAGAATATTCTAACTGTGATCTAACTGAAGAAGAACTTACTTTGCTTGAACGCGAAGTTGCCATCAAATTCTTTAACAATCTTCACTGAGGTATTTATGGAAAAATTTATTCGATACGGTTATAAAATTGTTACTCAAGAAAAAAAGAAATCCGTTTCAATTAAGTACATTCTTGATTTGGTTTCCAAAGATATTCCATTTAGTTTAGTAGATTTTAAAACTAAAGAAGACTTAACACAAGAAATGGTGCGGATCTATACTAATAGAAGTCTTGGAAAGAATGAACAAATTCTTGATCCAAAGATCTACGGCCCAGATAAACCATTAAATGAAGTTAAGTATTATAAATGTGGTGAATGTAAGAAACCAACAACAAACAGATATAAATGCACAGAGTGTTGGGATAACTGTAAAGAAAACACCGACATTGATTTTGTTTACCACACACTATAAGGAAATAATATGATCAGACTTTTTATTGTATTGCTTTTGTTTTCTTCAGGATGTAGAACAGTACCAACTAAGGCAAGCTGCACTAATGTAAGATGTATGCCTGAAGAACATGATGTTAGGTATTGGAGAAATTAATGTCTGATGATTTAAAAAAAGAAAAGGTTAAAAAGATTCTGTTGTCAATAGAACACAGCGCATACAATCTAATTGATGATGGAACTAAACATGAACCAATGGATCTTGTGATGGAGTTAACAGTTATGGCGTATGAGTTAGACATACTTACTGGATTCACGAATAAATACAGGGGTGACAATCAACCACCTTTACCACATGATAACGTGGTTAACTTTAAACCAAAGGATGAGAAATGAAATTCAGATACCTTTTATTCTTAGCTTTATTGTTACCCTTTAATGTTGCTTCAAGTAGTTTCCATGATAAATCATTGAACGCAATGTACAGGAAAGCTGCTAAAACAAATGGCATTCCTATTGGACTTCTTAGAGCTGTTTGTGAAATTGAATCTAGACATAACCTTAAAGTTAAAAAGGTTTGGGATGGAGGTTCATATTCATATGGTGTGTGTCAGGTAAAACTCGGTACTGCTAGGCTGTTAGGGTTTAAAGGTAAAGAACAACAATTGATCGACCCTAATACTAACGTTGATTATGCCGCTAAGTATTTAGCCTACCAGTTAAAACGATATAAAGGTGATTATAAAAAAGCTATTGTATCTTACAATAGAGGAAGTTATAATAAAGATGAGACAATGACTTACTCCGGTAAGGTTGCCTTAGCTTTTCTAACTAACACTTTGAAAGGAATTAAATAATGTCTACACGTATTCGTTATGTAAAAAATTCAGATGGTAATCTTGTAACAAAGTCTCCCCTTCTTGTTGCTGGTGATTTGGTGACGATTACAATTATGCCTACTGATTTGGGTTATGTCATTACAGATGCAAACAATGGACAAGTAATTGCTAGTGATAAGGCGGTAAGTATGCAGATGCTCAAGATCAAGGTTAAGAAAGAACTTAGATCTAGGGGAGCAGTATTCAATGATGAGGTAAGGACGAGGGGACCGGCTGAATAAAATAGTCCTTGCATCATGGGGGATAACGGGGTAGCTCTTGGGTAGAGGCTACCCCTTTTTAATTGGAGGGTTTTATGATTATCGAACGTGAGATTAAACAAAGAATTAGCATGTTTGTTACAGGTAATTATATTCGTGGTTCAGATGAACCGGGAGGATACGATGAAATTGAAAATCTTAATGTCTATATTGGCGATGTTAATGTCACAAAAAATCTCAGTGTCTCCGAATTACTTCGAATCGAAGAAGATATTATTTGTTCAATCAGAGAATAAAGTAATATACAAGAATGTTAGTCTACAAGCTGTTTCGATTCAAAAAGATCGGAAGAGCAC